CGTGAACGTCATATATGGCTTTTACAACAGCAGTCAATAGCAGTGTCATCAAGACAAATGTAAACCCACACCCCATATTACTGAACATATGTTTCGTAATCAATCGATCGTTAATTTTAATTAACGGCGACTGAATACTATGACAGAATTCATATAAGGTGGAAGGTAACAATGCACGAGCAAAGGCATCTGGAAAATCGCTAGCTGATACAAGATCAGCTGTGCAAAAATTCATGACGCCAGCACGAGTGCGGAAACCAGACGACAGGCTGCCAAGATAGGCAAGCCACCGATTTATCGGTTGTTGTTTGGTAATGTCGATCCAACCGGCACGAGTGCAAGCATCAGTGATAATATTATGCACTGATAGCTGTAAACTCATGTCGACAGTTGGATGTTTTACGATGATCCTGCGTTCTTCACCGTTCTTTTCGACGGAGGTTAATACAGGTGTAACTTCACAATTATCGCTAGAACCATACTTACTCTCCCTATGTCTTTCGACATAGTAAGATGATGGGTGCAATTTTACGATACGTTTATAGTACCGATACAGACCAGTACTACTTGCCGATAGGTTGGATGATCCCATCTTACTGTACCAGCTGAGGTCACTCTCGTGACCAGCAGCTGATCCAGGGCCGGTAGCAATGGACGCCAAAATGTCAGAATCTGACAATCGAGGCTCAATATACTTACTCCATAAGAGATCAATATGACCTTTTGCCAACAGTAATACTTCGTTGGCAAGCTGGTCGTTCTTGACGTCCTCATAGAATGAGTGATTCTTTTCGCGACAAAAATTATTCTGTGCAATAAATTTAGAAAACGAGATTTGTTCTTTCTCATCTTCTGTTAATTGACACTCTAATACTTGGCTAGGACCCACATACTTCTTTGTGAGTCCGGGAATCAGTTGCTTGACTGCGTATTCAGTCGCCTCCGAAAGAGGCTTCTGTAATGCAGCTGCAACGTCTTGCTGTAGTGTTTTGTGAATAATATCAAAGAGCGAGTCGCTTCGTGACATGGGTACTTCTCCTAAAGGTAGAAAGTTAATTACTGCGTTACGTTATAAGACACCGTTTGATGTGGTGTCACCTATTCCAGCAGAAGCTGCTGA